TAAAATATTCTTGTTGATCAGCTGATAATGATCCTGCTGCTTCTAAAATATCATCTGGTGCTTCAAATGCGCTTAATGCTGTTAAACCTAATAAACCAGCTTCTACTGGATTTTCTGTTGCGTAATTAAGTGCTTTACCAAAAAACCCTGTTTTTGGTGCTGTATCTCCTGGTAATAAAGCAGTATCTCCTGGTAGTACTGCTACACCATCTCCTGGTAATAGAGGATTATTTTCTACAGATAAATCATCTATAGAAATTTCTTCTATACCTTCTGGTGCAATCTCTGTTTCTTTAATTTGACTTATTACAGTTTCTGATGGTTTTTTGAAGTATTGCTTGGCTCCACCAAATATGCCTGCGGTAGCACCGCCAACAATAGCATCTTTAGGATCATATCCTGCAGTTAACATATCTCCAGTAACTTTAGCTCCTGATTGTAAAACTGCATCTAATGTATTTTTAGGACCTCCAGGAACTGCAGGAGCTAAATTTTTTAATAATTGACCGCCAGCACCCTGCACTGCTCCCTGTAAAAAACCATCTCCTACAAGTTCTCCTGCGACTCCTCCTACTAAACCACTACCTAAAGTAGCAGCAGCAGGAGCAGAAAGACCTAAATTTAAACCTTCATCTACAAAACCGCCTACTACATCTCCTAAACCTGCTCCTACACCACCAAATAATGCTCCTTTTAGTGGGTCTCCTCCTGTTAATGCTGCTGTACCTGCTCCTAGTAATCCTCCGCCTACTATCGCAGCAGTAGTTCCACTAAATCCTATAGCTCCACCGATAGCTGAACCTAACCCAGGAGCAAACACCGCTAAAGCAACAGGTAATACTTTTTTAAATACTTTTTTAAGACTTTTATATTCTATTAATCCTGTATTTGGATTAACTGTTCCTTGTCCGCCCATTCTTCTTAATATTTCTGCTTCTCTAGGATTAATATGAGCAAGCATAGAATCTCCACCTTGACCCATTGCTGCTTTTCTACCTGCTACAGTTAAACCTCCTCTAGAAAATCCTTCGGCATTTAACCTATCTTGTAAACCATAAAGAGATAAAAGTAAAGATATTATAAATATAGCATCAAATTGAGCAGGAGCATCTCCTTCATCAATTAAGCCATCAGCTATTGCTGCTTGAACCATTTCTGGATAAGTTTCTGGATTTTGCAATGCTAACTCTAACATTGAAATAGCTTCTGTAAGATCTTCTGGAACAACTGGAGTAGTACTTAGCTCAGATGAAATTATATCTATACCCTTACCAAACTCTTCTGGTCTTTGACTAGCTAATTCTAAAATAGTTTCTTTAATCATTTTAACTCCTATACCATTTATGTTCATGATATTCATTAGCTAAGAAACTATAAATATGCATATTTTCATCATTATCATATGCTTTTCTCATAACTCCCTCTTTAACAAATCCTACATGTTTTACTAATTTTATACACGAAATATTACTTTCTGCAATTAATGCAGTTGCTCTTATTGCTTTTAATTCATCAAAAACCATTTTGAATAAACCATTAAACATTAAAATTGTATTTTTAGGTGTAGCCCAAGAATTACCTTCAGCTGCTATATTAATGTCTATATTTCTTTTTGTGAAATTAGTCAATAATATAACGCAGGCTAAATCACCTTTATTGTTCAATGAAGATAATGCTCTAAATATTTCAGGAGAAGATTTAACTCCTAATTTATTACTTGCCCATTTTTCAGCTTTATCTTCTTCATTATAACCAATATACTTCATAATGTTGTTTGAACAAATCTCTCTGCCCATTCTCTCCACTCTGTTTTATCGTAATTATAAGGATCGGGAAAATCTTCTACTAAATTAGTAGCTCTATTATATTGACTTGCCCAATCTTGCCATTTATCAGGATCTGTTAAAGGTGAGTATGCGCCAAAATTACTAAAATCTGTAATTAAAGCATCCGCCCATTCTTGTAAACTTATTCCTACTGGAAGAGTTACACTTAATCCTGTATTTAATCCTACCGTCATCCTAAATCCGTTCCATCTCCGCTATCAAAATGACCTATTATTTGTCCCATTTGATAATCACCATATAAAGCATTAGACTCAAATTTAATTCTTAACTCTCTTCTTTGTTCTTTTAACATAACTATTTGTTCATATGGTTGAGTCGCATCAGCAGGAAAAGTAAAAGTTGTTCCTATAACTTCAGGTGCTCTAGCATTAGCTCTTCCTGTAACTGTTACCGTCATCTCATTATTTTGAACAAAATCTGGTTCAATTGTTGTTATTCTTAAATATCTATTTTCTCCTGTAATTAAGGTAGATAAATCTGAAGTTTCAAAAAAGGACTGTATAGGTCTTACTGTATTACCGTCATATTCATCTACTTTAAATTCATGCTGCCATACTTTATAACCTTCTGTTCTAGCAGGGGTATCAGCTTGACCACCCATTCCTGAATGAATAGAACAATAATAATATAAAGTAGGTGCTCCTGTAGGAACTACTATTTCTGTATATGCACCAGCATTTCCTGGAGTACCTACTACTGTAACTCCTGTAGTATATTCTGTTCCTCCGCTATGTGTACCATCTGAGGTTGTTGAAAGTCTTAACGGATGAGAAGAAGGAGTTCCATTTGTAGAGTCAGACTGATCAAATTTATATGTATTTCCTTCAGTTAAAGTTAAGGTAGGTTGTTGAACTCCGTCTATAAAATATTTATTACCACTTCCTGGATTAGAAACTGTGACAGCGAAAGTAGTAATAGGATCTACAGAAACTGGTGATGCTTTAATACCTGTTAAAACTGGAGCAGCAAATGAATTATTAAAATGACCAGCTGATCTTCCATCATTAGGTAATTCTGTATCATACCAAGTATTTTCTCTAACATTGTAAACTACCGCATGAGTACATTCGGTAGCTGTACCTTTAGGATAACACCACCATATTTCACCATATTTTGGTACTTGAAAACCAAAAGTCTTTGATTGGGCATCTACATTTATATTATCAAAAAAGTAATTCAAGTTCATACTATTAGGTACTTCTCTAACTACTCCATTAAACATGTAAAAACGATCTACTCCTGCCCAATAAAATACCCCATCATAATCTACTACGCAAAATTGAGACATGATTGAAGTGCCTGTAGCTATTACATCAAATTGGAATATAGTAGTTCCTCCTGTAAAAGTAGCTCTTAAAACTGCATCAAATGCCCAAAATAATCCTGCAGGAGCAGTTCCTGAACCTGCTCTCATAGGTAAACCTTTTATAATTTTTTGACCCCAAACTCTAGCTAAACCAGAACCTGTACCTGTTAAATCTGTAGGATCTCCTGGTACTGACCACCCTACTACTCCATCTGTTCCATAATAAAATAAATAAGGATGTAAACTAACTATTCCTCCAGTTACATTAGAATTAGCAGGTAAAGTTATAGGGGAAAGCAATCCTGTACCTAATATTTCTCCGTAAAAAATTTGACCTCCCTGATCATTACATATACAGTGACCATTAGGAGCAACAGATGCTACTAAATAATTTTGATTAGTAGAAGAATCATATATAACATCAAACATCCAATAATTGTTATCATCTACTACTAAACTGCTTGGTGTTCTATCTGTAACTACAGAGCTATTTCCAGTAGCATCTAACGTAAATCTTTCTAAAGAAGATGTTCCTCCTGAATGACAATAAACAAATTGCATTTGAGTAAAAGTAGAAAAACCTCTACTTATTTCTTGAAGAGATTTTTGAGTAGTTTTATAACCTCCCATTTTACGAGGTAAACCTCTTTGCCAGCGAACCCACTGCCCATCAGTGTAGTTATCACCTTCAAATTTAGTACCATCCCTTTTTATACCAGGACTAGATTTTAATACAGCAGTTTGAATAGGCATTATGTGAATGTACCTCCATTAATTACTCCAGATGGAGCTACCCCTAAAGCACTCCATGCTGCTGCAGTATCTGCTGCTGTAAATAAAGCTGTACCTGTAGCTGTTATACCTAAATTTATAAGAGCAGCACCAGCAGTTGTTGCTCCTGTACCACCTTGACTTATTTGCAGTGGTAAAGAGACTGAAGCAGTGTCAGCATCAAGAATATCACTACCGTCACAATAAAATATACCTCTTACTCCTGAAGCAATAACTACTCCAGTTTGACCACTAACTTTTACTGTTAAAGTGTATGCTCCTGTAGTTCTATTATCTATCCAATATTGTTGAACAGTTGCAGGTATTATTACATTTCTATTACCAGTTAAAGTTCCTGTAAATCTATATGCTACTCTATTTAATTCTGTACCACTTAAAGTATAATCACCAGTTCCTGAAATATCAATAACAGTATAATCAAAAGCAAAGGTAGCAGATTGACCAAAACCTATGGTATAAAAGTTAGTGCCATCACAAGCAATAATAGCAGATTCACCAGGTTGGAAAGATAAATCACTGCTTCCATCAATTAAAACAACTCCTGGCGGATTAGCGACAACTGCTCCTGTTCCTGAATTTCTTAAATATATAAACCAGTTATCATTCACTACAGAAGGATCAGGTAAAGTTAAAGTTCCTCCTGCTCCTGTCCAATTATAAAATATAGCTCTAGAATCTGCATTGGCACTGAAATCACTATTAAATCCTGTTATAGGAACAGCTTGAGAAAGTAAAGAACCCACTGCTATTAAACCTGTACCTGCTAAAGCAGAAGCATTAGCACTTGAAGTAGTAGCCCCATATTGAAGGATCTGCCAAGAACCATTTACAGTAGTATTATTTGTTAAATATATCTGCCATATTTGACCTGCAGCAATAGTTGCTACTTGCACTCCTCCAGCATTATTTACTGTAAAAGTATCACTTCCTTTATTGTTAAATAAAATAGTATTACCAGTACCGCTTTTAGTAGCATCAGGTAAGGTTATATTTAAAGAACTAGTAGATGGCGTAACATCTATTATCCTAGTAGCTAAATTAACATTAGTGGAAGTTTCTTCTGGCCAAGATAATGTGATATTAGAAGATAAAGCTACTGAACTGTAACTTATTTCACTTGGGTAAATGTTGGCTCCGCCAAATACATCGGTATAAGTAGGCATTATGCTTCACTCCTTGTTGCTGTTCTATCCATAATTCTAGATAAATCTTCCCCTGCTAATGCTTGTGCTGCTCTGTCATATAATTCTCTCCATGTTTGAATTCTTTCATCATCTTTTAAAAATGGAGTAGCTTCTAATAAAGCAGCATATAATAAAACATCAGGAGCATATTCAGTTAACCAATTACTTTGAAAATCATCTCCTAATAATGCAGGTTGTTCATAATATAAAATTTCTAAATTATTTGTAGAATTAGGTGTAGGAGCTATTAACCAGTGTTGATAATCATAATCAGCATAAAATTGTGGGGTACCTGTTTCCGCTTCATTTGGCCAATAGTTCCTACAGTATTCATACGATCGTGCTTGGATGGCAGTTCCGTTAACAGTCATAGAAGTAGTATCTCTCCATCTATCAGGTTTTAGATAAGTTGAAACACCTACGGCTAACGGCAGATTAACTGCTCTTATGAATCCTTCTATCTTAAGTTCTCTAGCTATTCTTCTTTCTCCTAAAGTTATTAATCTAGGGAGTTGATCAAAAACTATTTGATCGCTATCTTGAGTAAACCCTCTTTCTAAATATCTTCTCAGATCTACTAATAAACTATCATAAGTCATTGTGTAACTCATAATTTCATCTCCTCACGAATTTTGGTAGCAGATATATTTTCAATTTCTTTATTTAAAACTTCTTTTTCTATTTTATAACCTACATCTCTACCGTATGTAATATTAACAATATTAGGAACAGTTTGTATTTCATATTGACCTTGGTATAAAGGATCTAGATCTTTTCTTATACTATTTTCTATTTGGTTTATATTAAAAGGATTAGAATTTTTCCATCCGTTACAATCTCTTATTTGAATAACTACTTGTTCTGTTTTAACTATAGCTTTTTCAAATAAAGCTCTGTGTCCCTTATGCCAAGGTTGCCATCTACCTAACATTTGAACAGTTTCTTT